ATACCAAAAAGATTTTTCGGATATGATAATACCGGAGACACAGGTAACACAAAGGATAATTACACAAAAGGCGGATACGATGGTGTATCAGGTAAAGGCTTTTTGGGTATAGATTTTACATCAGACCGCGGTCGTTTTACAAGTGCACCAAGCGGTTTAGTAGTACCTACTCCAACTGATACTGCAGGTAAAGCTGCAACTTTTAACTCAATTATGATTGAAGTTCAAAGTGTTTCAACAGGTGCAGGTCACACTGGATTAGTAGTTGGTGACACATATACATATGCAGGTTGCGGTACAGGATTTTTAGTAACAGTAGCAACAGTTCCTGGTTCAGGCAATGCGACATTTACATTAACAAATCCAGGTGCAGGTATTCCTATCAATTCTATTCCAAACAGTGGAAATACACAAAACGTAGTATTATCCAAAGTTAGTGGTTCAGGTGTAAGCACATTCAATGTTGACATTTACTGGCACATTGGTTTAGGTTCGCAAACATTCTTAGGTACAAGTGATGATGGTGAAGGTTACACTGGTTTAGAAACAATTTCAATCACAGGCACAGGTGCTCCAACTAATTATGTATTAAGTTATACTACTCCATCAGGCACACCATATACACAAGATGCATTTTTAAGTATGTTAGTAAATGCAAATACAACAGGAAATGGTTCTAGAGTAGGAACTGTTCGTAGACAAAAATCAACACGCCGTTTCTATGTATCAACAAGTGATGGTTCAGCAATATGTCAGTTACAGGCAGCCGCAGCTTCTAGTGCAGGACAAATGACTCTTATCGCAACTGATAGTTCAGGTAAGACATACTATGTTACTAAACTAACAAGACACTTGGCTACATTAACACAATATGGATCAAGTGGATGGCAATTCGCAACCGGTACTCGTGCACAATGGGTATTGGATACCGCAGTTAGCGGTGTATCAGTTAAATTACAAAGTGCTTAAGGAGTAGATCATGGGAAAAGGTATACCAAAAAGATTTTTCGGAAATGTAAACACCAACGATACCGGTGATAACAGAAACACAGATACCAATAGCTTAAATGAAGGTATTGGTGGTCAAGGTGTAACTGGCTTTAGTGCTAGTAACGGTGGTAATTACATCAATCGTTTACCAACGATTTCATCATTTGGTGCACCAAGCTTACCAGGTGGTCAACAAGCAACAGGCGTATTGCATAGCAATGCACAAAATGCTAGTCCAAATACCAAAGGTAGTGGTTATCAAATTAATGATATACTAACTGATGCAAATGGTTCAAGATGGAAAGTAACTAAACTACGTGTGGTTAGTGCTACATTAAATCCAAGCGGCACAAATTCAATTTGGGATGGTACAGAATGGATCGTGTGGGACCAATTTATTAATAGTCACTGGACAAGTCCTACTATTCTTAAAGGTGTTACTGCTAATGGAAGTCATCAATTAACTGGTTATAATGCAGGTATATCAACATATGGTGTATGGGATGGTACTGATGGTACTCTTGCACCAACTACTGCACAAACTATTGTAGCTGGCCCTGGTGCTGGTAGTATGACTCCAAACTACAATACACGTGCATCAGGTGATTATAATGGTAGTGGTACAGGTGATAACAATGGCGGCGGCGGTTCAGTAACATTTACATATGGTGTTGAGGCAGTTGTACTAGTATCTAGTATTGACTATGCTTATGGCACATCATATGCATTTGGTAGTGCTGATACAACTACTGACAGTGGTAGTGGTACAGGTGCTAAACTTGATGTAGGTTTCTGTGTAAGTTATCTACAAGTTACGGACCCAGGTTCAGGATACATTGGTACAGAAACAATCACATTTAGTACTGCACCTAATGGTGGTGAAATTCGTGCAGTTGGCACATTAACATATACAACTGATGATGGTAGACCTTATGATGCCGAAGCATTCCCCGCAATTATTGCTTATGCTAAAACTACTTCAGGTGGTACAAATAAAATTGCTGACATCAATAAGCAACAAAGTACTCGCAAATATAAAGTAACAACAACTGACGGTACTGCATTTTGCACATTAAAAGCAGGTGCACCAACTACAGTTGGTGAAATGAGTATTACTGCAACTGACAGTTCAGGTAAAACATATTATGTTACTAAAATAACTAGACATTTAGCTACACTAACACCATATGGTTCAAGTGGTTGGGAATTTTCAACAGATAGTCGTGCACAATGGGTAGTTGGTACAGCTACACCTGTATATGGTGTATCAGTTAAACTACAAAGTGCTTAAGGAGTAGATCATGGGAAGACCTCTTAAAATAGCAAAATATGATAGTTATCGTAGTCAGTTATTAGATACTGGATTCCCTAATGATGGCTTAACTGATAACAGCTTTAGTTCAAGTGGCATTGGTGTTGTTGGTGGACAAACCAATACACACGGTGATAATTTAAACATCAAAGCTAGAGTTAAAATTGGCACAAACGCCGAAGCTGACGGTTTCATACTACGTCAAAAAGGTAAACATAAGTTTTTAGTAACGGATGGTACCAATACTGACGTTTGTACATTAGCAGATTCTAATAACGGAAGTCTTGCTAATGGTACAATGACAGTAACTGTTACCAAAGCTGATTCAACAACATATAGACTTGCTAGTTTAACTAACAAGTGGGGTGTTGGATTTGATGCTACTAAGTATCTATTATCATTTGCGCATACTGGAGTAGTAACAGGTACTCAATATTCTGAAGTTTCAGTTAATCACTGGTAATATTCATACTACAATGATAAGAAAGCACTCTATATTAGGGTGCTTTTTTTATGAGATTTTCTAACTTAATTTTGACTATATCAAAATTAACTGTATTGAATAATCCGGGGTGTAATGGGTTTGGATAATGTCCATTGTCTAACCAACTATATCCAACATGCTCATCATTCAAAGTTGGTATGAATTCATTATCAATTTCACAAAAAAATGTATGATATGTAAATTGATTATTAACAAATTTTTGAATAGGTATTAGTTTAGCTTTTGTTGGAAAAAAGTTTATTTCTTCTAAACACTCACGTTCTATGCCTTGAAGTAGTGTCTCATTGTTTTCTATTTTTCCACCTGGTAATCCCCAATTACCTGAGTTCTTGGGATCATTACGTAATAAAAATAAAAATCTGTTTGTATTCTTACTATAGAAAAATACACCACCTGAGTTGTTCTTCATATATTGATTTATCAATAAGAAAAGTACCCATTAAATAACGATGTTGAAATCCCCATCTGAATACCAACCCTCAAATGATTTCATCCAAACACCTTCTGCATATCTATATTGAACACCAGTTGTTAAATTTGTAGTAAATTCAATTGTTGTTGTATTTTGACTATCAAAACTAACTACCCAATTTCCAGTATTTCCGTTGTATTGAATAATGTCATTTGCATTTGCAACAAGACCTCCCCATACGCCATAATCACTCGGTTGATTATTGATACTACCAATTGGTTCTACAATCAAATAACGTTGTCCGTCTACTGCATCAGGTAATCCAACACCAGGGCCTTTAGCTTCAGGATTAATGACGCTTTCAACTGCATCTAATGTATTAACTGGTAATGTATCAACATCAACATTGAATATTAATAATCTATCATCTTCAGGGTTGAATGCGATAGTACCTACTATGTCATTGCTTAGATATGGATTCTGTAACCATATCTGACTGATACCTGGTTTAACTGTTCCGTACACATCTAAAAATGCTTTCCAATACAAACTTGTATTGGGACTAGTTGGTAAATCAAGGTCATTGTTGTTAGGATAGAATGGTTCATCTGATGGTAATATTTGTAATGTATTACCGATCATTAATAACTTATATCCATATGGAGTAATTTTTTGTCTAGTTCCTAACAATAGTTGATCATCCTTCATATCAGTCAATGCATTACCTTGAAATATACTAGCAATGATTTTATGTATGATCCCAAGTTTTTTGACTTTAGTACTACTACTGATCCATATAGGCATATAGAATTTCCAACTCATTATATCAATTGGATTACCTGAACCTTGGGGAATAGTTCTACTACTAAATGTTAGCCCGTCTTGATATATTACACTAAGAGATGTCCAATCAATAAAGTTATCAGTGCTTTGTATCTCCATACTTGGATTAAATAATACACCTAGTTGCTCCATCAACTCTAATTTTTGATTATAGTTTGTTGTCCAAAAGTCTACTGTTACCCTCAATGTATATGGTACAGGCATAATACGTTCAACCGTAAATGCTTGCCCTTGTGTTTGCTCAAATGTCTGTGTGCTTGCATTATATGATCTTTGTCTTACATTTACTTTATCTAAGAAGTAAGGATCTTGGGTGCGCTTTTGATCATACTCTAACCCAGTTATATAATAAGTTATCAACGGAGCACTTGGCATACTACTTGAACTATTATTAGCCTGTATGGTAGCAGCCATACGACTACTATCACCATATTGAATAGGTACACGAACAATGATTGGATTGCCTGCAGGATCATTTCCTTTAGTAACATTCCAGTCTGAAAAAACACGCCCAAATTGAATTAAAAATCTGCGAATTTGAGAATCATAAAAATATTGTGCCATTGTTTACCTTAATCTGTCGCTATCTTTAGTATACTAGATAGAGGTTGTTGTTCTGGAATCGTAGTTCCATTTGTTAATGTTGTTACATTTGTATTATTGATAAATGAACCCATTTGTGTAGCTGATTGATTCAATCCACCTGGAACACGAACATTCTGACTTATTAATTGCCATAACG